TCCTTTTTCATTAAAGATTTTACAGTTTTAATTTTATGTTTTATATTTGGTTTTTCCATATCATCAGGAATAAAGGTAGTAAGTTCTCCTGTTTCTTTATTCATAACAAGGAAGCCACCTTTAGATGTCTTCTCTGCTTCCTCATATCCTGCAAGTTGTGATAGATAACCAAAGGAATCATCGGATGCTAACGTTCCTTCTTTAAACTTTTTGAATCCGTAACCTGATGCTGTTTTAACATCAATAACTTCCCCATCAATCTTACAATCCATGTGTCCTTTAATACCTGACACGCTTATTTCTTTTTGTTCTGAGGTAACTTTATGACCTGCAAGTTTAACAAAGAATAAAATTAATACTTCAAGAAGATGTCCGTACAAAAACTTAATATGTACATGGGGTGCTAAAGGTTCTTGGTCTTCTGATTCAGAGTTCATATCATACCATAATCTTCTTTGTGGTCTGCCTATGTTTGACATACGTAAGTTTGCCTTACCGTTTCTGTCTTGTGGTATAGACCAATGTCGTAATGCCTCTGCCATAGCTTTGCCAAACTCTTCATAGCTTTCTTCAGATATATCTAAAGGTTTACCCTCAGATAAAGCACCTATAGTTGTGTATATATCTTCTACTAAAGTATTAATCGTTTTTTTCGGCATCTTCTAAGTCCTTAAAAGCTTTTATCACGTCAGACGAGAATAGCTTTTGTAAGTTTACTAAAAACATTTTACTAGCTTTGTGGTCACCACCTGCTACAGTTTTAAAGTAGTCAAGTTTATCCACAATCTTTCGTAAAACATCTGTCTTAAAAACCAATGTGCAGTATTCGTTATCACCAACACAAAGATTATGAAACCAATAATCTGATTCAGTTGCTCTGATTCCTGATGGCTTACTCCAAGATTCATATTCTATAGCTATGTTTCCTGTTTTCATCCACATACCACGTTCAGATTTTACTTCAACCTTTTTATTGGTAAGCATTTCTGCTACTTTTTCTTCACGTATTGTACCATATTCTAGGTCAATGTCAAACTTTTTTCTATCTTTTTTAGTGGGTTTCACTCCAATTACCTCCTATTTTGTATTCACCATCAAGAGGGCAACGCATATTGTAGTATTTACCGGCATCAATAATACTCTCAACAGCGAGTTGCCCTACCCGATTAGCTTGGCACTCTCGTACCTCTATTTGCCATTCATCATGCACATTAGCTACAAATTTATAATCAAGCTCTGCAAGATTTAATCTATCAGCTAGTATACACAATCCTTTTTTCATAACAATTGCACCACCACCCTGTAATAAAGTGTTTAATGCTGCATGTTTATGACGTAACAGTATTTTTCTACCATCTAATCCTTTTAGATATCCCTTTGTTGCTGCTCTTTCAACACGTTCCTTAAGAGTTCTAAGTGTTGGTAGACTACCAAGAAAGCGTTCTCGCAACTGCTTACCTGCTGATTGATTTCCTCCAACAATAGTTCCAATTTTTGCATCTCCTGCACCGTAGATAAGGGCATAGATGAAAGTTTTAGCCTTATCTCTTGATTCAAGTCCAGCAAAGTTTTGGTTAGCTGTGTGAATATCTCCGTTGATAATTTCATTTATATACTCCTCGTCAGCCATGTAGTGTGCTAACATTCTTAATTCTAATCCACTTGCATCTACACCTACAAGCTTATAACCCTCAGGAACAGTCCAACAAGACCTACATTCTTTACCATAAGGACTGTAAACAGCAGGTACTTGAGCCATGTTAGGGTCACGATGAGCCATTCTACCTGTGATTGCACCTGTACAGATAACTGAGCCATGAACTCTGTCATCTTTTCTATCAATAACATCTATCCAAGAATGAATCTGTGCCAATCTTTTTTGATACAGGAGATAGTCTGCAATAAGTTTTGCTTCAGGTATATGTGTAATCTTTTTAAGTGTTGATTCATCAACGATTGGTCGACCTGTTGGTGTAAACTTTTTGGGTTTCCATCCAAACTCTTTTAATCTATCACCAATTTGTTGACGAGAACCAAGATTAAATTCTTCTATAAGTTTTCTTACCACCTGTTTTTTACCTGATTGTAATTCTTCATACTCCTCAGGAGTAAGTTTTATCTTTTTAGTTTCGCCTTCTATCTGACCCATCTTAGATATAGAGCCATCTTTATTATAACGAATGTTTATTGTTTGTAATGTTTCAATAGGTTTAAATGTTTCGTGAACTTTATCAGTTGTTTCATTTAGTTTTTGTGTTAGCTCGGCTGTCAAAGACATTGCATTTTGTTCATCAAAATAAAAACCATTCATGTGTTGTTGGGTAAGCCAATAATTAGTTTGTGTTTCAAGTAAAATACAATCTTTAGAAAAACCAATTGCTTCTGTTTTTAAATAATTAAATAATTTTTTATTTATTAAAACATCTTTTCTACACCTCTCCAACATTTCAGGAGAGAACTGACTCCAATCCTCATGGTGTTGTTTTTGTATTGGTAATCTTAATCTGTAAGCCCAATCTTCTAATCTATGACCACCTTCACGAACAGGTTTGAATAGTCTTGAAAGAATTAAAGTATCAATAACTTTATTAGCATCAAAGAGTTTTGTTCCTGTAAGTTTTTCAATTAAAGGTATATCATACCCACTAATATTATGACCAATAAGCTTATCAGCTTTAGTCAAATACTCAATACCTTCATTCAATGTATCTCCATAAAACTTTTTGACATTGTCATTTTCGTCAACAGTTACAAGACAAAATAAAGTATCTGCTTCATTAAATTTTTCTTTGTTTGGCTTATCGCATAATAAACCATTCGCTTCTACGTCAAATACTAATTCCATATGACCTCCTAAAATGGTATTATACTATCATCTGAATCAGAATTCAATAGTTCGTTGTCTTCATACTCAGATAATCTGCCTGTTTCTTTATCATACACAAGAGCAGTAGCCATGCCTACATCACCTGTATATCTTGACTTCAATACTCTTAGTTTTGTTGTCCTAGCTTCGAGTTCATCTTCCGATTGTTGATTTCTTTCAAGGGCAATCACACAATCTGAAAGCTGTGCAATACTGTTAGAGCCACGAAGATGAGAAAGACTTACACTGATACCGTTTTCATGTCCTTTATTACCATCCACCCTTCTTAGATGGGAAACAAGGATAATACCTGCACCGGTTTCTTCGACCATACTTCTAAGTCTAGTCATAATATTATCAATTGCTCGTCTTTCATCACCTTCTGCCAAAGCACTCACCAGCATATGTAAGTGGTCTACAACCACCCATTTACAATCACAACCCACAATCAAATATCTTAGCTTTGAAAAGATATCATCAATATCGTTTGTTCCAAAGTGGGCATGAATAAAAACTCTATCTCCTGCAAATAGTTTATCATACATTGTCATAAGTGTTTCTATTTCAAAATCATCACGAACACTATCAATGTAAAGTCTAGCATCAGCTTCGATAGACATAATACCATCTACAGTTCTTCTCCAATCTTCTTCGAGAGCTATAATACCTACATTGTCCTGTGTTTGATTCACCAACCAATGCTCTAGCTCTCTCGTAATACTAGACTTACCTAGTCCTGTACCACCTGTTAGAGTAACAAGTTCTCCTGCTCTTAAACCTATAAGTTTCTTGTTCAATCCTTCCCAAGGATAAGGTACGCTTTGTTTTTTATCTCTGTTTAAGAAAGCTTTTTGCTTTTCAGATACACGAATGATGCCACTAGGAGTATAAACCTGTGCATCCCACCATGCTTTGGTAAATTCTTGATACTTACCCTTGTTGAGCATGTCATTAGCATCTTTGTATCCGTTTGGTAGTGTGACTATCTTAGCTTTTCTAGGCTTGATAATTGATGCAACCTTTTTGGCAGCTTCAATCCCCTGTTTATCTTTGTCAAAACAAATAACGATATTATCAAAGCTTTCGACATATTCAATGCTCTCTTTAATATCTTTAACAGCAGATTGTGCACCTCGTTTGATGGATACGACTGCCCATTTACTACCTAGTAATTCGTAGGCAGCCATAGCATCACACTCTCCCTCAACGATGGTCAAATATTTGCCACCTTCTTTAAATAACTGCTGACCAAACAATCCTGTTTGCTGTATTGTACCTTCGATAGTAAACCTTTTATCATTTACATATCTAATTTTGTTTGCAGTATGCTCTCCATTAATATAGTAGGGGTAGTGATGCTGTGCAATCTTTCCTGTTGCATCAAACACGCACTTCACACCATACTTTTCAGCAGTTTCTTTTGAGATATTTCTATCACTTAGCTTTGCAAACATACCTCCATGTGCGTTTATTTGCACAGGTGGTTGTGTTGTTTCTTTCCTATAATTATTCACAGATTTTACTCCTCCTTCCAAGTTGGGAAAAAATTTATCGCAACTAAAACATTTAGCAGAACCATCCTCGTTCATAGATAAAGCATCACTACTATCACAAGAAGGGCAAGGCAAATGATATTTTACAAATTTTGATTGTTCCATAGGTAATGTTCCTTATAAAAGTGGGCTCCCATATAGAGAGCCCGTGGAGATAAACAATGAATTAGCTTTCCTCAGATTGAGTTTCAGCTTCTTCATCAGAAGTCAACTTTGCTTCGTCACATTCTAACAATAGCTTTTCTAAGTTAGCTCTGTGAGTTCTCGAAGCAAAGTCGAGAGCTTCGATTGTGACTTGCAAGTTACCTACCTTTTGCACGATAACGGTAGCTTCCTGCTTCTTTTGCTCGTCACCAATCAGGTTGATGTCAAAGTTTGTTTCAACTCCTTCATCATTTCTAATAGTAATAACCACTAGAACTCCTCTCCATCACCAAATGGGTCAAGTTCTGAACCATCAGATGATTTGACAGGAACCAAATCAAGAACCTGCATAGCTTGAAAATCCAAGCCTTTGAATGTTCCAAACTTGTTAGAAGTTTCCCATTCATTGTATTGAACTTTAACTGTTGAGCCATTCCCAACAATCTCGTCCATAGGTTCTTTATTTTTATCGAAAAGTTTTGGTGCATTCCGAACCATGCCATTCGGACCATTTACTTTTCTCTTTATAGTAATGGCTCTACCCACAGGGGAAGCACCACCACTCTCGTCCTTAATGGACAAGTCTTTTACCTTGAAACCACGAGTTTCAAAGTCAGTTGCAACTTCACCATCAACAACTAAATCAACTGTATACACAGGCTCAAAAGTCGTGTTAGGTGTTGTTACTGAAGCCCAGTAGGCTTTTCCTTCTAATACTGCCATATATAACCTCCTTTTGGTTTGGCGATTTTTGTGAAGCTATTATACACCAATCAACTAAGAATGTCAAGCACTATATCTTTCATGCTTATAACTGATGTATCAAATAGGGTTACTATAAATTTGTCACCATCTTTTTTTACGTCATAGCCTACTTTATTTTCGTAGAACTCTTTGTATTTACTTGTGACATATTCATCAAACTTTTTAAATTGTTCTTTGTCAAAGACAGCAGTAGTGTCCTCGTCTAACATACGCTGGTAAATATAATTCATGATTTTTCTCCATACATTTCAAGTAAAAAAGTTTTACAAGATAACTCAAGTCGCATCTCGTCTTCAATAACACTCATTGCAGAAGCAACAAGAATTATTCCAATAATGATAGCACTATAAGTTAAGTGTGTCAATGTTTTCATATTTCTCCTTATTGAAAATGGTTTCTTAATGCGTTGAGCATGTCTTCAAAGTGTGCGATTTGCTCAAGCTCTTTTACAATTGAATCAACTACATCGGAATGCTCACCGATACCAACAGGATTACTTAGCATAACTTCTGCATTTGCAATATGCTTTTCTCTCTGTCCTCGTAAGTATTCTTTTGTAGCTTCGTACATTCTACCTCTTAGTATTTTCACGCAACCTCCTCGTGTTGTGTATGCCACCAACTAGGCTTATTACGACCTCGTTCCCATTTGGCATAGTGTTTTTCGTTAATGCAGTAGTTACGATAAGCAGTAATAGGATTCTCATCTTTATACTCCTCAGGCATAGCCTGTGCTGGTGGTGTCATTTTTTTGTCAACAATATTATCAGGAACTTTTAACAGTGGTATTTTTAATTTAGTAATACTTGCATGTTCTCTACCATACCTGTATTTGTATTCATCACCTAATGCTATGAAATGTTTGTATAACCAAGTATAATTACCTTGTCGTTCTCTAGCCCAAATAGTACATGGATGATTCCAATAAGCTCTTTTGTACAGTCCTTGTTCATCAGCATACTTATCACCGTCAAGTTCTCTGTGTGCTGTACATAACATCTGTGCTGTTTCCAATGGCATCTTCACTAGCATCTTATCAGGTTGTGCTTGTGCAGATAGCGTTGGACTTTTGTAAAAATAAAATATGTTCACACTTCCTCCTCAGTAGTTCCATCTGTTTCACGATAGTCTTCTTCAAATAATTCTTGTTCAATAAACTCTATCACACTATCTCTAATATTGCAAATAGTTGCAAATTGTGGATGCTCAATGTCAATACTAGACACACCATACTTTTCTAAGAGATTGTAGAAATCATCTTGAAAGTTTATAAAGTTATCATCTGATAGTTCTGTTGCTGTCATTTACCTTGCCCTCGATATTTTTTTAGATTAGCTTTTTTATTTTTGTTCATGGTAGCAGTGCCAATGTTCCTTCTACCTTGACTTGTCTTCTTACCTCTGCCTGTTGTAGCCGGTGTATGTGTTGTCTTGTTCCATATCTTAGCCATCAACCTTCCTCA